AGCCGAGGAGGAAACCGAAGGCGTAGCGTCAGCGGAGCCGGAGGTTTCCGACGAAGGCGGTGACAGTATTGCCTTTGATAGTGTCGACAGGTAAGGACGAGGGGGCTTCGGTCCCCTCTTCCTTTTTCTCTCAGCTTCAATCTCTCCCTGAGATCTGCAAGAAGTGTCATCGTGAGCTGGCCTACGTCGAGGGATACTGTGAATTTTGCTACACCACAGATGAACCTGATATTAGCCTAGTGATCGGAAACAGATAATGAAACCAGTGACCACAACCAACCTAATCCCTGAGGATACCTCCATACTGACAGTGGATGTCCTTAAGGCAACCATGCCTAAGCGCATGCGCAGCAACATCAACCAGAGCTTGGTCGACAAGCTGAACAAGCTGGTCACTGACCCGGATGAACGGGTACACTTCAGAGAGAACCTGCTGAGCTATACCCATGTACTGCAGGACCCGAACGTCAAGCTCGAGGCTTATATCCATGCCGTGCGCTACGTGTCCTACAAGCTTATGGGCTTGACGAATCAGGGCGCCTGGATCAAGACCTTCCCCGATCGATACCAACGGATCCTGAACGATGGTAAGAGCCCTGAGCACCTACGGGCTACAGTCAGTGGCTATAACAAAAACAAAATCGTGGCGATAGTTTACGAGCAGGCACTGATACCAGTGCACGTCCTGAATGCCGATGTCTTCCAGAAAGCGGTCACTACCCAGGCCGAATTGATGACCAACCCAAACGTGAGCGACAAAGTGCGCAGTGACGCAGCTAACAGCCTCATGACCCACCTGAAGCCACCAGAAGCACGTAAGCTGAACTTAGATGTGGCTATAGTAGAGGACGACAGCCTGAGAGAGCTACGCCATGCGGTAACCGATCTGGCTAGAGCACAGAGGCTGGCGATCGAGGCTGGCGTGGAAGATGCCCAGCGTATTGCTGAATCCAAATTGATTCCCGCGGAATTCGAGAGAATGAGCTAATGGTTGCCTCCGTACACCAGGATCCTTTCGGGCGGATCGACAGCTCAGAGCATGAGCTCCTGTTCCTAGAGAAAGCTTCGGTCGCCAAGACCGTAGAGCAATACTTGCACGAAATCTCGTACGCTAATGACCCGACTTATACTCCGACAGATTTCGCATTGAAGTTCATCAACTTTATCAAGCTAGTCAACGGCGGTAAAGGTGAAGAACACAAGTCTCCAGTTATGCATTACCACATGCTGGACCAGATAGAGGGAGGATCCCGCAACATCGCCAACATGTGTGCCCGCGGTACCGCCAAAACGGCGGTACTGGGGGAGTATCTATTCCTGTACATCGCTTGTTTCGGCGAGCTACCAGGACTAGGAGAGGTGAATCTGGCGCTGTATGTCTCGGACTCCATCGAGAACGGCGTCAAGAACATGCGCAAGAACCTGGAGCACCGATGGGAGAACTCGGACTTCTTGCATAAGTACATTCCTTTCATTAAATTCACAGATATTCATTGGGAATTCAGGAATGTGGAAAGGCACACGTTTGTGGTTAAGGGCTACGGCGCCAAGACTGGTGTCCGTGGTGCCAAGGAAATGGGTGTTCGCCCGCAGCTGGCCATCCTCGACGACTTGATCTCAGACGAAGACGCGCGCTCGCAAACGGTCATTGCCTCGGTAGAGGACACCGTCTACAAGGCTGTGAACTTCGCATTGCATCCTACCAACCACAAGATCATCTGGTCGGGTACGCCCTTCAACGCACGCGATCCGCTTTACAAAGCCGTGGAATCGGGTGCCTGGGCAGTAAATATGTATCCGATCTGCGAACAATACCCTTGCACAAAGGCAGAGTTCCTTAGCTGCTGGCCTGATCGCTTCACGTACGAGTACGTCAAGAGTCAGTATGACACAGCGTTGAAGACTGGCAAGATCGACTCCTTTAATCAGGAGCTGATGTTGCGTATCATGTCCGAGGAAGACCGCCTGGTCTTGGACTCGGAGAGCGGTTGGTATCACCGTCAGAACGTAATGATAAACCGTAGTGGCTACAATTTTTACATCACCACCGACTTTGCTACCAGTGACAAGCAATCTGCAGACTTTTCAGTCATCAGCGTGTGGGCCTATAATAACAACGGCGACTGGTTCTGGGTAGACGGCATCTGCAAGAAGCAAGACATGTCCAAGAACTGGGACGATCTGTTCCGCTTGGTCCAAGAGTATTCCCCGCAAAAAGTGGGTATTGAAATCTCTGGCCAGCAAAAAGGATTTATTGCCTGGTGTGACGAGCAGATGCAAACTCGGAACATCTATTTCACCCTGGCTCAGGAACGGAATTCTACAGAACGGGGCCTTCGTCCCCAAACAAATAAGATGGAGCGCTTTAATGTTGTGCTACCATTGTTTAAGCTACACAAGATTTGGTTTCCACTCGAGCTGAAGGAATCGGCACCAATGGCTGAAGCTATAGATGAGTTGTCACTTGCCTCCAGGAAGGGTTTCAAGTCCAAGCACGACGACTTCATTGACACGATCTCCATGTTAGGATCGATGGATCCGTGGAAACCCAGCCAAGTTACACCAAGACCCAAAGAGACAGATCCCTATTGGGCAAACTTGGATGATGATGACAAGACCTACAACGCATTGGATGGATACCTCGTATGAAATTACTCGACATTCTCAAGGATCTCACATACGGTGAGTTGTCTGGTCTAACAATCGGCAACCTCATCCCTGATGAGTTCGATAATGAGCCGGATCCTCACCAGTACGAGCAAATCGTGTCGTACATTAACCTGGGTCTGACGGAAATCTACAAACGTTTCTTCCTGCGCTCTCAAGAGATCGACGTTCAGCAGCACGAAGAGATCACCACGTACAAGCTGCACAGCGACTACGCGCAATCGAACCTGGCTTCGCCGATTCTGATTGCGGAACGGTACATTTTGGATACTGCAGAGGATCCCTTCCGGGATGACATCCTGAAGATCGAAGAAGTGTACAATGAAGAGGGAACCAAGCTGGCAATGAACGACACGTCAGATGTGAACTCGGTGTACACGCCGGCGTACAACAAGGTGCAGATCCCTTACCCGAACGATGCCAACATCTTCTCGGTGCAGTACCGTGCTAATCATCCGAAGATTCCTATCACCCTAGCCACACACCCGGAGGATGTAGAGGTCGAGGTCCCGAATTCTCTGTATGCTGCACTGCTTCAGTACGTTGGGTATCGTTCCAACTTGCGCACCAATCCTGAGAAAAGTGCAGACTTCTGGAACCAGTTCAAAAGGACCTGCGATGAAGTCGACACATATGGGCTTGAAGTACAGAGCGAGCCAGGTGACTGGCGCTTTGATGAACATGGGTGGGCATAATGAAGAATCTTCGCAATAAAAACCAGCCACCACCAGAGACTGCTATTCAGACCTTCCTATCGACGTCCTGGGATAAAGTCCTGGCTGTCTATAAAAGGTTAGCTGACATTGAGTTACTAGCCAATACCATTGGGGCAGGTAATCTTGATGGTGTGCTGACTGCAGCAGATATAGACACCATTGCCAAGCTGAATGCCATCCTCACGGATGCTACCCTTGGAGATTTCGCGTCTCAAGCTGAAGCAGAAGCAGGTGCCAGTAACACTAAAACAATGACCCCACTTCGTGTGGCACAGGCCATTGCTGTTATGGCTGCAGGCATTAAAAATAATTTTACTGCTGTTGTAAATCCAACACCAAGCGATGACTTGAGCCTTGGTTATGCTGCTGGCTCAGTCTGGATCAATATTGTCGGGACGACGGCAGAAGCTTTTCGTTGTGCGGACCCAACAGAAGGAGCTGCAGTCTGGATCAAGACTACACTGACGGCAGATGAGCTTGCTACGATTGCTTTGAGTGGTAACTCTGACGATCTAGTAGAAGGTGTTGCAAAGCTGCTTATGACGGTAGCAGAGCGAGACAAATTGGCCTTGATAGAGCCCGAAGCTACCGCGGACCAATCTGCTGCAGAAATTGAAGCTGGTTACAATGCGCAAATTGCTGTGGCCTCTCAACTAGAGGCGGAAGCGGGAATGCTCACGGATGTCCGTCGCTGGACTCCTGAACGAATCAAACAAGCTATTGCTACATTGAGCACAGGTGGCCTTGCTTGGAGTAGTGCCAATACTAGCATTACTGTAGCCAAGAATACCGGTACAGTGTTCTATGCCTTG